GAGCCAACTCAAAGTCTCGGTGGTGCTCTCGCGCCGATCCTGTTCGGCGTCACCTGCCGGGGCGAAACAAACTGAATGAGGGGCTGATGGATAAGACGTTGAGTGACGCGATCCTGGTTGCGAACAACGCGGGGCTCACCGACCGCGACCTCGCCGCCGCCGTCGAAGCAGCCACCGCGGCGAAGCTGGCTGAGGCTGACCGGCCCGGGCTGGTGCCGCTGACCCACCCGGACCTACCCGACCGGCCGCCGTACCTCGCTGACCCGGACGCGGTGGAGGTCTACCTGCGGTCAGGGTGGCAGCGCGTCCCCGAACCCGAACCCGAGCTGGCTAGTGGCGAGCTCCCGAAGGGCAACGCGTCGCGGGACGAGTGGTGGGCGTACGCGCTCGGCCACGGCCTCGCCGAGGAAGACGTCGAGCCGCTGAGCCGGGACGAGATCCGTGACCACTTCATCAACGAGGAGACCCCATGACGACGATGCCCACTCAGCGCCCTTCTGTTTCGGCGGGCGGTGTGACGCCGACGTTCACGCAGTGCACCGCGTCGGACAAGTTCTCAGTGCCGACGGCCAGCGGGTCGTACCTGCTGTACTACAAGAACGCCGGTACGCCGACCGCGACGCTGTGGGTGCTGTCCACGGCGCAGCCCACCCCGATCGGGTCGGTGCCTGCCGTGCCGACAGGCGCGACGAACTGGGAAGACGTTCAGATCTCCGCAGCACTGGGCGCGTCGACGGAGCGGGCCTACTTCATCGACGACGTCTCTCCGTATGTGGACGCAACGAACTTCGTGAACTTGAAACATAACACCCCGACCACGCTCACCATGTGCGTCCTCGGCCCCTTCTAAACCCAGTCCGCCCCTAAGCCCCGGCCCCGAATGCCGGGGCTTCGTCTTGCCAGAAGCAAGGGAGCCTCTCCATGGTCGCGACGCCGCTCGCCACGCTCAACCCGTACATCCCTCTCGACGTCCGCAAGGTCTACGCTGTGACGTCGATCGCATCGATCGCGTCGCCGTCCCGCGGTGAACTCGACGCTGGGACGGACCTGTCCCCGCAAGTCACCGACATCGCCGGGTGGACGGTCACGTCGGGCACGGTCACGTCGCAGTCGCTGGTTGGTGCCGCCCTGAAACTGCCCGGCGCGAAAGAACTGGCCGACTCCACGATCACGTGCCGGAACTCCCGCACCGCGACGGACGCCCGCACGATCCTCACGATCGCCACTCCACCGACGAACATGTACATCGTGGTGTTCCCCGAGGGTGACACGACCGGCTACAAGATGAACGTCTTCTACACGGCGATCATCGGGGCGCCGCTCAGCCCGGGGATCGTCGACCCGGCGACCACGGAGTTCCAGTTCGCGATGCTGGATTACCGGCTCCGCGTCACCGTGCCTTAAACCACGGGCGGGGCTGCTATTCGGGCCAGTGCAAAGGCTTGACGTCGCGCCGTGTCGGGCGAGGCACTTGTGCCAGGTCTTCGCGCAGCATCAGCCGGTCTCGTTCCTGGCGGGCCGCGTCGACCCCGGCGGCACGTTTCGCGGCCAGGTCTGCCGCAGACGTCGCGAACGCTGACCACAGCACCCCGAAGACACCGAACGCGAGCCCGGCGAGGGCGAACCAGCCAACAGAGCGCCCCTTCGCGTGCGCGATCAGCGCGGCGAACCCGACGCACAACACCCACAGGATCAACACGACAGTCATCACGGTCCTCCCCCTGACACCTGCCAGGGTAAGCACCGCGAGGCCGGTAGGGAAAGGGCCGAAGGTAACCAAGATGGGTGATTACCTCTCACGCGAGGACATTCTCAAAACCGACGATCTTGAAGTCCGTGACGTGGAGGTGCCGGAATGGGGCGGCACGGTGCGGATCCGGGCGATGTCCGGGACGGAACGCGACGCGTACGACGCGTCGCGGATGGAACGCGCCGCGGACGGGACGTACGTGCCGACGTTCGTGAACAGCCGCGCGAAGTTGGTGGCCCGGTCGATCGTCGATGACAACGGTGTGTTGCTGTTCAGCGAGGTCGATGTGGTCGCGCTCGGGAGGAAGAGCGCGGTCGCGTTGGGCCGCGTCTTCGAGGCCGCCGCCGAGCTGTCTGGGCTCTCGGACGGGGATGACCTGGCGGGAAACTCCGAAGCCGCCCCGAGCGGCGATTCTGGTTCTTCCTCACCCGCGAGTTAGGGCACCGCTCTGTCGCTGAGGCGCAGCGCTGGATCAGCAGCCGCGAATACGAAGAGTGGGCGGCCTTTTACAGGCTGGAAGCCGAGCAATACGACCCGAAACCGAAGAGGGGGTGACCGCGGTGCCTATTGACGTCACGGTCACCACCCGAGGCGCGGGCAAGCTGCAACGGGTCGCTCTCGCGGTCAAGGCCGCCGGGGGCAAGGACTTGCAGCGGGAACTGCGCCGCGCGATGAGCCGCACCACCAAGCCGCTGCGTAAGGCCGCTAAGGATGGCGCGTTGCAGATCCTGCCGCACCGCGGCGGCCTGGATGAGCATGTTGCGGCGACGGCCCGGATCGCGACCCGCGTCACCGCGAACCGCGGCGGAGCCAGCCTGCGGGTCACAGGTACGAGTCGCGACAACCTGCGCCGCATGGACGAAGAAGGGTTAGTCGCGCATCCGGTGTTCGGGAACCGGAAGAAGTGGGTCATTGAGCGCGTGCGGCCGGGCTGGTTCACCAACCCGCTGGTCCTGGCTGCGCAGAGCAACGTGCCCAAGGAGATCGACGCGGCCCTTGACGATGTGGCCCGGAAACTTCAGGCGCAGATCTGATATGGGCAAATCTACGTCCTTCGACGTGCTCGCGACCGCTAAGGCTGTTGGATTCGACGAGTCCAGCCGGAAAATCAACAAGCTGGCAAACGACGCCGAGAAGTCAGCGAAGAGCATCCAACGGCAGACGCAGGAAACGCATCTGCTGTCCACCGCGATCCTCGCCGGCGCGTCTGCAGCCATCCCCGTCGCCGGAGTCGCGGCGGGCGCGCTCGTCGGGCTCAGCGCTTCGGCTGGCGTCGCCGTTCTCGGCATCCTCGGCATCAACGACGCCGTCAAGCAAGGCACGCCCCTCGGCCTGAAGTACAAGGCCGCTTTCGCGCCGGTGACCAGCGAGTTCAAGGAACTCAAGCAGGTCGCCGCCGCGGGCATGTTCGACGGCATCAACAAAGGCATCAAGGACTCGCAGAAACTGTTCCCGACCCTGAACCGGGACACGGCGCTGTTCTCCGCGCAGATCGGGACGATCGCCGGGAACGTCGGGCCGGGTTTGGTGGCGCTGTTCACCCGGCTCAACCCGCTGTTCGAGTCGATGGGCACCCAACTGACGCACGGGTCGAAGTCGTTCGAGCAGTGGGCGCAGTCGTCCCAGTCGGTCGGCAAGTTCGTCGCCTACGTGCAGACGACGCTGCCGCAGGTAGAGGCAACCGTCGCCTCGTTGATCACGACGATCTCGCACGTCGCGATCGCTGCGGAGCCGTTCGGTGGGACCACCCTCACCGCGATCCGGCTGTTCTCCACGGCGATCAACGCGATACCGATCGGCGTGCTCCAGACACTCGTCCCGCTACTCCTCGGGTTGAAGATCGGCAACACCCTGGGCGCGTCGCTGGGCAACGCCGGGATCGGGATAGAGAAGTTCGGCACGAAGCTCGGCGCTGGCAAGGGAATCGCGTCCGAGGCCAGCGGCGTGTTCGGCAAGCTCGGCGGGGTCGTCGGGAAACTCGGCCCGTATGGTATAGCCGCCGGCATCGCGCTCGGTGGGCTGTCCGCGGCCATGGGCCGCGGTAAGCAGGCCGCGATCGAGCAGACCAAACGCGTCAACGAACTGGTCGAGGCGATCCAGAACGGCACGATCGTCACCGCAGTGTGGAACAACGCGCTGGAGACCGGCGCCGCTCAGGCAACGAAGGTGGGACTGTCGCAGCATCAGATCACAGTTGCGATCTCAGAGACCGCAGTGCAGTACCAGGACGCGCAGCGGCAGCTCGACGACTACAAGAAGACGCAGGACAGCGCAGCGCTCGCGGGTGGCCAGTTCGGGGCGTCCGCGCAGCAGGTCGCGGCACGGCAAAGCGAGGTGATCGCGCAGACATCGAAGCTGAAGGACGCCCTCGCCGAGTCCCGCAAGGAATACGAGGCTGCCACGAAGACGGCGGCGGACTACGCAAGGCAGCAGGGTTCCACCGAACTTGCACAGCAGGTGTCCTCCCGCGCGATTACGCAGATCGCGGCCGGTCTCGGGCTGACAACGAGCGAGTACTACAAGGCGACAATCGCAGCGAACAAGAACACGGAGTCGACGAAACTCGCGGCGGCGGAAATGGTGCTGGAGAACAACGCCGCCGGGCTGCTGTCCGCAGCGCTGGACAAGCTGGGCGGCAACAACCTCGGCATAGCACAAGCCCAGACGGCGGTCGCGTCAGCGACGAACGCGGCGTCGACAGCGCTGCACGCCAACGGCGCGGCCATCAAGGGGAACTCGGCGAAGGCGATCGCGAACCAGCAGGCGCTGCAAGCCGCCGCGTCGGCGGCGCTCGCGCACGGCAACGCGGTCGCGAAGCAGACCGGGTCGACAGTGAAGGCCACCGCCGCGATCGAAGCCGACAAAACCGCGATCGAGAACCAACTACGGTCGCAGCACAAGCTCACCCCCGCGGTGCAGGCGTATATCGACACCATCTACAAGATCAAGCCGGTGGCGCGGACGAAGGTCGACGCGGACACCGCAGCCGCGGTGACGAGGATCAGCAACGTCATCGGGCTAGCGAAGGTAGCGGCGCGGACCCGTCGGGCAATCATCGGCGCGGACACGAGCTCGGCGTACAGCAAACTGCGGGCGCTGAACAGCTACCTGCAGTCGATGCTGCACCCGGTGATCGTCCCGGTCGTGCACAGTCCCGGCACCGGCGCAGGCAAGCTCATCATCCGCGACTCCGGCGGCCCCGTCACCAAGGGGCAGCCCTACCTGATCGGTCTGAACAAGCGGCCGGAGATTTTCTACCCGGGCGAGTCGGGCCGGATCGCTCCGATATCGGCCGGCAGTAAGGCCTCGACGGTGTCCGCATCGGGCGGCGGCACCACGATCAACCTCACGGTCAACGCCGGACTCGGCACCGACGCGACCGCCGTGGGCCGGCAGATCATCGGCATCCTCGAGAAGACGTTCGCGGCCGGTGAGACCGTCGCGAACGGTCAGCGGGCGATGCGCTGATGCCTACCCCCGTCGGCGCGCCTCCCGGCATGCGCTGGGAGATTGAGTTCACGCCCTCCACGTGGACGGATGTCACCGCCGATGTGGAGTTCGCGTTCTCGCAGCCGCAGACCCATTACGGCCGGACGTCGCAGTACGCGCAGCCCGGCCCCGGTTCGGAGACGCTCGCGCTGCGGAACCCGCTGGGCAAGTACACCCCGCAACGGCAAGTACTCACCGACGGGGTGACACCGCACCCATTCTGGCCGAACGTGACACCACGGAAACGGATCCGCCGCTCCTACACCGTCGGCGGGGTCACCTACTACCGCTTCTGGGGCTACATCAAGGGGTTCCCGCCGTCGCTGTACTCCGGTGTGTTGCCGGTGGTGCCGATCACGGCGACGGACCGGATGGATCAACTGTCGCGGGTGACGATGAAGTCTCCGCTGCGGCAGGAGGTCCTGGCGGATTCCCCGGATCTGTTGTGGCCGTTGACGGAGGATGCCGGGGCGACGCAGGCGCAGACCGCGCCGATCGTGCTCCCGGCCGCTGCGTTGGGTGTTGCCG